TTATCGTGGCCGTAGTATTAGGCGTCTTATTAGGTCTTACGGTTCCTATACTCAATTACAAAAGTGGGACGCAATATTCGGCCGTGAAGATCTGGAAAGATTTGACGATCTCTTTACTGATAGAAGTGTGGAACGAATTGAACAGGTTGTGGATCTCCCAGAAGAGTTTATAAGTCTATGTCACGATAACATACCTAAGACTGGTTTATACGCTCGCAACTATTTAAAATCACGTGGTGTAACCGATGCGCAAATTCTCAAATGGAAAATCGGATACTGTTTTGGTGGAGAGTATCGCAATAGAATTGTAATACCTTCATTCAATGATGACGGAAATGTTAGTTATTTTGTGGCAAGAAGTTATAATGGTGATACTTACAAGTACAAGAATCCACGTGCCTCCAAAAACATCGTGTTTAACGAATTGTATGTTAATTGGAACGAAGACCTGATTCTTGTAGAGGGGGTATTCGATGCAATCAACGCAGGAAATTCTGTTCCGATATTGGGTTCAACGCTACGCACAGACTCTTCGCTCATCAAGAAAATTGTTTACAACGACACACCAGTCTACGTCGCACTTGATCCTGATGCAGCAGAAAAAGAACGAAAAGTAATTAAGACTTTGTTAAAGTATGACGTGGAGCTATACAAGATAGATGTTACTGGATATGAAGATGTAGGTTCTATGCCGAAAGATGTGTTTGAGGATAGAAAACAAAACGCAGTCTTTATCGACAGAGACAACTATTTATTGTTAGATTTACTATCGGCTGTCTAAGGAGAACACAATGGCTAGAAGAAAAAATGTAAAAAGAATCGATCCAAGATACTTTATGAACGAGAAGATGGAAAGACTAGATGAAGGTCCCTTTAGAGCGGTTAGAGATGCAGCTGCTTTTGTGGGCAGAGGGCTGACCCCAGGCGGAATGACTGCAAGCGACGAGGCAGCTTATCAAAATATGCGCAATGAGGCTGAGCGCATTTCAGATGGCGACTACGGCATAACCGGTAACATTTTTTATGGTGGCACATCGCAGCAATATCTTCATGGCTTGCCACCTAATCAAATTTTGGCATTAATGTTAGCTGCTGATTGGAAGGGCCCAAAAGAAGATTCTGAAACTAATCGAATTGTAGACATGTTGGGCATTCAAATTGTAGCTGATTTAAAAAATGCCGTAAGGGCCCTGATGAATAAAGGTTTAGAAAAGGAAAGCTTTTCTCGTAATGTTTTAAGAGCCTATGGTGCGTGGGAGTAACAAAATGAAAATCAAAAAACTACAACTTGAACAGATTATTAAAGAAGAGCTTGAGAATGTTTTGGCCGAAGCAACCCGAGCAGACTATTATGAATGCCTTGAAAAAGTTCCACAAATGTACTCCGCAAACAGTCGCGAATTTGGAAAGTGCTTAGATAACCCATCAGCATATAAACCTCCCAAAAGCAAAAAACGCACACTAGACGATATCCCAGATATTGGAGTTAGTCGCACCGGTGGTCCGCGTCCTAAAGATCACCCCTTTAATAAATATAACCCAAGAGATTATGACGAATAATGCTAAGAAAACTTTCTCGATATCTTTATAAAAAAGGCATAAGCGATTTAGAGCTTTTAAAGATTATCGGAATTGTTTTAATGTCAGCAACATTTGTGGGTGTTATGCTTTATGGAGCAATAGGCGCCCTTCTTCTATAAAAAAGTCTTGACAACAGATCCTGCATAGGGTATTATATAAATAACGGCACAAGTACGTCTGGAGGGAACTTGAAGTTTGCACATATAAGCGATACTCATATCAAAAATTTGAAGTATCATTACGAGTATAAGATTGTTTTTGAGCAATTATACGAATCATTACGAGAACAAGAGGTCGATTATATCGTCCACTGCGGTGACATCGCGCACACGAAAACACAAATCTCACCAGAGTTTGTGGAAATGTGTTCTGATTTTTTTCGCAACTTAGCGGAGATTGCCCCCACATATATTATCTTGGGCAACCACGACGGCAACTTAAAGAACAGCAGCCGCCAAGATGCACTCACGCCGATTGTAGATGCGCTAAACTTGTCTCAGCTGCACTTGCTCAAAAATTCTGGTGAAACACATTTAGATGATAAGTTCTGCTTGAATGTGCTATCTGTGTTTGATCGAGAGCAGTGGATTAAACCAACAAACCCAGACAAGATTAATATCGCACTTTATCACGGCTCAATCAGCAACTGCAAGACAGATGTTGGCTGGACAATGGTAAATGGTGAAGACACAATAACAATTTTTGATGACCATGACTTCTCGATGTTGGGCGATATTCATAGGCGCCAATTCTTGGATGAAGAAGGTCGCGTATGGTACGCAGGCTCGACTGTTCAGCAAAACCATGGCGAGACTAACGACAAGGGCATTCTCATATGGGATATCAAATCAAAGAATGATTGGGAAATAGAACCAATTGTATTTAAAAACCCAAAGCCGTTCTTCACAATTCCCCTTACGCTAAAGGGGCGTATGCCCAAGAAGATCGACGTGCCAACAGGCGCAAGACTTCGCCTTGTGAGCAACAACAACTTACCGCTCGATGTTATGCGCAGAGCGATGGACATTGCGAAGCACCGCTTTAAGCCAGAGAGCATTTCGTTTCTAAATCGCGCCAGTGGTCAGCGCGGAAATGTGGAGGATATTACTAACGGACTGCAGTCGGAGAACTTGCGTGATCCAAAGATCCAAGAAGAACTAATCGAAGAGTATCTTAAAGACTTTCAGGCGCCCTCTGATACTATGGAAAAAGTTTATGACCTTAATCGTACTTACAATAAAATTATTGAAGAGAAAGAGGAAATAGCGCGAAATGTAAATTGGAAGCTAAAGTCGTTTGAGTTCGACAATCTGTTTAATTATGGAGAAGATAATGTTGTTAATTTTGATAGGCTTAATGGTATTGTTGGCATTTTCGGAAAGAACTTTAGCGGTAAAAGCTCTATTATCGACGCTGCTCTTTACACTCTTTTTAATACAACTTCAAAGAACGAGCGAAAGAACCTCAACGTCATTAACCAGAATAGAGATTGTGGACGAGGAAGACTTACGATTGAAGCCAACAATGCCACGTATACAATCAGCCGCGAATCTACAAAATACACAAAGCGACTAAAGGGTGTCGAGACACAAGAGGCAAAAACTGATTTGAATTTTGAAAAGCGTGACCACATTACTGATGAAGTAATCTCTCTTAACGGCACAACTCGTAACGAAACAGACGCAAACATTCGCAAGCATTTTGGGACGATTGACGATTTCATGGTTTCTTCGTTAGCATCTCAGCATGGGGCGTTAGCATTTATTGACGAGGGCTCGACACGTAGAAAGGAAATAATCGCCAAGTTCTTAGACCTTGAAGTATTTGAGAAGAAGTTTCGAATGGCTAAGGAAGATTCGGTTGAAGCCAAGGTTATGTTAAAGAAGCATCAGGATAGAAACTATGACGAAGAAATTGATGCGGCTAATGAAACTTTGGAAGATCATCGCGAAAACGTAAAGACAAACAAATCATTTTGCTCAGAGTTAAGAATTGAATTAACAAGCTTGCAAGATAGCCTTGCCGCATTAGATGCGCAAATTTCTGCAATTCCTAATGATTTAATTGATATTGCTAAACTTCGCGAAGAACAAAAAGGAAAAACTAAAAAAGCCGCAACTCTTATGACTGAGATTAAAGAGCAGTCGAAAGAAATTGAAAGAAAGAAGCGTGTGCTTAAAAACTGCAGAGGTAAGATTGAACGTGTAAATATTACTAAACTTATGAAGATCCAGCGCAAGATTGAACTGCTTAATGAAAAAGAAAAGAAACTTAATGAAGAGCTAGCCGAGATTGCTAAAAAAGAAGCACTACTTCATGATCATGAATATGATCCAAATTGTAAGTTTTGCTCCGACAATAAATTTGTTAGAGAGGCTAACTTAGCTGTTGCCAGCAAAGAACTGGTTGAATATGAACTACAGAACACCATGGTTGATTTAGCGGCTTTAAATCCATCAGATGTGTTTACGAAACTCATGGAACACACACGCATCTCCGGCATGATTACGAAAATTGAAACAGAGATTACGCAGCTTGATTTAGAGCGAGAGCGTAACAAAACTGTTAGGTCAAAAATTGAGCTTGCCCTTAAAGATATCTTATTGAAAATTACTGAGTACGAAGATAATAAAGAAGCTATTGAAAACCTTGAAAAATTACTTAGCGAAAAAAAAGGATTAGAAAAAAGTATCAAGAGCAATAATAAAAAGATTACATCTTGTGAAGAAGAGACGCTTGACCTCGTTAAACTTGTGGGATCCTACGAACAACGTGTAGAAACATTGCGAGATCAAAAGCAAGAATACCACGATCTCAGATCGTCGTTTGCAGCGTATGATTTGTTCATGAGAGCCATGCACCCTAACGGAATTGCTTATGACGTTATTAAAAAGAAGATTCCAGTAATCAATCAAGAGATTGCTAAAGTTCTCGCGAATATTGTAGAGTTTGAGATTTTCTTTGAAAGCTCTGGCAACAAGTTTGACATCTTTATTAAGCACCCGCAATACGACGAGCGCCCTATTGAAATGGCGTCAGGAGCTGAGAAAACGATGGCTGCGATGGCTATTCGGTTGGCGCTCCTATCCGTGTCGTCACTGCCCAAGGGTGATTTATTTATTCTTGACGAGCCGGGAACAGCCTTAGACGAAGAAAATATGGAGGGTTTTATTCGGATTTTGGAACTAATTAAAGTGTATTTTAAGAATGTTTTGCTTATCTCACACCTTGATTCTCTCAAAGACTGCGTTGATATGCAAATTGTTATAGACAAAAAGCGCGGATACGCAAGAGTAAATCAATAATGAAAATCACAAAAACACAACTTAAACAGATTATTAAGGAAGAGCTTGAGGAGGCACATGGGCGCCACGATTATGGCGCCGTCTTTGACCCAGAAGGCGAGCCTGAGATTGCATCTCCTTATAGGAAGAAGCCGAAAAGAAGCTATGGAAGCTCAATGACTGATGCGGAAAGAGAAGAAGCTGAAAAACGCCAAGCTGAGAGAGATCCTGATAGAGAATATATTGATATGATTAAGAACATCATGAGAGATATGGGTATGAGAGTTTCAGCAGTTCCCGGAGATGAAAGACAAAATAGACTTCTCGATCAAGCTATCGAAGAACTAGAAATGGAGCAGCAATGAGCAATAAAGACAACGATAATGAATTTGATTTTCTGCCTCCCGCAGAACCACCACCCTCCTTTAATCAGGAGAAAGACAGCTATCACGAAGAAGTCGCAGCAGAAGATTTCGGAATGGTTGAGGACTTTGGATTACAGATGGAATACTCTGATGAAGATCTCCTCCCAGAAAACACTGCTCCTTCCTCCCTGAACGTTGGCTTTGTTGGTGTCGGCGGTGGAGGCAATAAAATGGCTAACGCTTTTATTGAGCTTGGCTTTAATAAGACGCTGCTTGTGAACACCACAGGCAAGGACATCCCAAAGAACGTTGAAGAAGATCACGTTGTTCTTATTCCCGACAGCGATGGCATTGGAAAGAATACTGAATACGGCAAGGAAATCTTGTCGCAGAACGGCGCTGTCGTTGAAGACGCACTGCGCATTAAACTTGGAAAGGTTGACTGGCTGTTTGTTTTAGCTGGCGGCGGTGGCGGAACTGGAAGTTCTGTGACTGCGCTACAGCCTGTGTTTGATCGCTACCTGCGTTCCGTCCAAGCTTCGGGACAGGTCGTTTACATTGTTTCTTGGCCAACAGCACAAGAAAACCTTAACCCCACAATCGCTCGCAATGCGTTAACGCTGGCTAATGACGTAGCCAAGCATCCGCACATCATTCTTGATAACGAGCGCTCCACACGCTTACTTCGCGGCAGAATTGGTATGCTTGGTATGTACCCTGTCGCCAACACACAATTTGCTAAGTCATTCGCTCAGGTGTTAAAACTCTCCACAGAAGATTCACCGATTCAATCTTTCGATAGCAAGGATTTGGAAACATGCTTGAGCAATGACGGGAGAGCTTTTCTCGGCTCAACCATGATAAAAGATCCAAATACTGGAAAGCTTGGATCGGTGATTCTTCACAACTGTATGAATAGGTCTGCTTGCCCGCCACCTAAAGGCAAGGCCGCCGCCGGCTCCCTAATCTTGGTGGCTTCTGAGGAAATGGTGGCAGATCCAAGAGTCAGTAAAAACATTGAGTCGGCAATCGCTTATGTCGGTGGTCGATGCGAGACACTATTCTCTGGCGTTTATGTGCGAAAGAATGTGCCTGGATTGATTGCGATACTAAGTATGAATGGATTAGCGACATAAGGAATAATAAAATGAATTGGTTATTAAAATTATGGAACTGGCTAGTAAGCAAATTTTCTGCTCCACATACAGAACAAATTGAGGTTTCTGAGCGGGATGTTATCGAGGAAATTATTGTCGAAAGAATTCCAGCCCCTGTTGAGGTTTTAGTGGAAAACGATACGTGTTCTGAAATGTTTAGCCAAATGTTAAAAGATGCCGCCATTAGTGATTATATTATTGAAAAGTATAATATTCAAACAACGTTTGATGAATGGTGTGATTGTGATTGCGCCGAGGTTAGCATGTCGGAGGTAGTGGCAAAGTTTAAAGAACAGCACCCAAATATTGCTAAGAAAATTAAAAAGGTAACCTAATAATGAAAATAACAAAAACACAACTTAAACAAATTATTTTAGAAGAGATTGAAATGTTTGAAGCCGATGAAGGTGAAGAAATTATGGCAGCTATTACTGATGTTCCAAAAGCAGCAGAGGGTATTGCTAATAAAGTTAGGGCTGAAATTGAGACGTTGGCCGAGCCATCCGGTTTAGATCCTCTGGTTCTGTCTCAGGCAGTAGCGGCTTTATTGACAGCAGACTAGGAGTTAATTAATGAAGATCTCTATTAAAAGATTACGACAAATTATAACTGAGGAAGTTATCAAAGAAGAGCTATCCCCGGAAATAGCTGCACCAGCCATCGCTGCTATGCTGCAAGGCATGGATCCAGAAGCAACATCTGACATATTTGGAGACGCCTTTAATCAAATGTATGGCGAGGGCTCTCTTGAAGGAGAAGCCGAAAGACAGGCCGGTATGCAAGAGCCGGCAGAAGAAGATTTTCCTACAGACTATCAAGCCGGCGGAGCTTATGGAGATCGTCCAAAAATTGGCTTTGAAGAAGACTTAGAAAGAATTATTAAAGAGGAACTTAATGAAGTTTACTCTGAAAAACAAAGAAGATACATGTGTGCGATGAAAGACGCAGACGCTGATGAGAGACCCGAAGGTCTTTCTCAACAAGAGGCTGAGGAGCTATGCAAAGGCCCAATGAAAAAAAAGGATTAAACAATGGAATATGTACAAGGAAAATTAGATAGATTAGTAGAGAAAGCAATTTCTCGCAAGTTTATGGTTTGGTTGACGGCAACAGGTCTGTTGGCGTTTTCTGATTTAACATCTGGCGATTGGGTTATGATTTCGGCCATCTACATTGGTGGTCAAGCTATTATTGACGGCATCGCTAGAATGAAAGGAGTGTGATGATTAAAGTTGACTGGCTTAAGGTTCTCGGGTTGATAAAGAAAAACTGGAAAGAAATAACAATTATTATTCTTTTGCTTGCAGTTATTGGAAAAATGCGTTATGATTATAAACAACTTGAGAATACCTATGAAGCTAGTCAACAATCTCTTCAAAATCAAATCGATGGCTTGCAAGAAATTCACGCAGAAGAATTAGAAAGAAAAGAACACGCATTGCAAACCTATCGTGATGCACTAGAATTATTGGAGAGAGAATATGACCGCGAAAGAGATCAAATTGAGGTGGTGGTTGAAGAACGAATTGTTGAAATTGAGACAACGATCGACAACCGCAGACAGTTCACAGAAAACAAAGAAGAACTCGCAGAACAAGTAACAGATACATTCGGATTTCAGTATGTTCCTTAAAGCATTGTTATTATCTACGCTGGCTTACGCAGAGCCGGCGCAGTTTACTATTCTTGGTGAAAACGAACCAGCACCCTTTGAGGGTGTTTTGTTCAATAAGCGCGGCATTGCTGAGCTGTTAGTTATGCCTGAAGAATATAGAATGGGTTGCGACCTAGAGATTGAGTATCAACTAGATGTTCAAGCCACAGAGTTTCACCTTGAACGTCAAAACTTTCAAATTCGTTTAGACGCTCTGACTCGCGAATATGATTTACGCATCGAACAAAAAGACATTGAAATCGCCGCCCTGCAAGAGGCAATGCTAAACCAATCGCCAGATAATAAGTTATGGTGGTTTGCGGGTGGTGTTGCTGCAGGAATTGCAACAACATATGCTGCCTATAGGATGTTTAATGAGCGATGATCCAAATAAAATTGCAGCGATAGAAAAAGCCATTGCAGAGAAGTACGGCAAAGAGGCGATTCAAAATCCGAAGGGTAACTGGAACGAGAATAAAGAAAAAGAATATCTTGAACAATCTAAGCAGTTTTACAAGAAACAACGTAAAAACGATGAGTGGCAAGAAAAAGTAGATGTTAATGGTATTAAGATCTCAAAAAAACTACTTAATAGAGAATCTTTAAAAAGTTGTCCTGTCTGCGGGTCTTTCCCGAAGATATCTTTGGATGATGTTTGCCTTGTCAAATTTGATTGTTGCAATACTTGTTACATAAAATATGTCGAGGATAGAGAGGAAAGATGGCTAAAAGGATGGAGACCAAATAATGGCAACAGTTTATGAAATAGTACAAGGACTTTCACAGGCAGCTGCAAACGCTTATGATGGAGCGCTTACAGAAGATGGCGAGGCTATCAAGGCTGGACTTAAAAGAGAAGAGGGCGATCCAATTTTGGATAGAAGAGTCATCGATGGCTTTAACGTCTCTTTTCATGGTCCCCTGATGTGCATTCAATATCATTCAGAAGTTCAATTAAAAGAAGTTTATGCAGCAGGATTTGAATCTGGCATCGAACAGCAGATTGCAGACATAGCGTCATTCCTGAAAAAAGAGTATAGAAAAATTACAGGTAATTCAGTAAGCCTTACAAAAGAAGGCGAAGCAGATATGCGCGTTGAAAGCAGTTCGCGAGTTCGCAGCTGGGTGACGGCAAAATGCCACTATAGAATAGGCGGCATGGATGATGTTGTTGTGGTCGGCGAAGGATCAGAGGACAGGCTTGAGGCTAATTGGCGAAGCTTTCTCGATCAAGGTGGCTTAGGCAAGCGCCCTAAAAACGATAAGAGACCAAAGTCCAAAAATGATTAATGAGTTTTCAACTATCAAAACAAGAAAAAGTAAAAGAGATACTTAAGTGTGGAAAAGACCCGTCTTACTTTCTTAACAACTATGCGAGAATATCACACCCATTACATGGACTTATTCTTTTTAACACTTTCGACTTCCAAGATGACCTTCTCAAAGATTTTAATGATTACCGCTTTAACGTTATTCTAAAAGCGCGTCAGCTAGGTATCTCAACTATTACCGCAGGCTATATTGTATGGATGATGTTGTTCCATCGCGATAAGGCTATTCTTGTTATGGCAACCAAGTTTGCGACAGCAGGTAACTTGGTTAAAAAAGTTAAGAACATTATGCGCAATGTTCCCGATTGGTTAAAGATTGCCACGATTAGTGTAGATAACCGCACATCGTTTGAGCTTTCTAATGGTTCATCCATCAAGGCCGCATCCACTTCTGGTGATGCTGGTCGTTCGGAAGCCCTGTCGCTTTTGGTGCTGGACGAGGCCGCACACATTGATGGTTTAGAAGAATTGTGGACTGGTTTGTACCCAACGCTATCAACTGGTGGACGCTGCATTGCTCTGTCTACACCAAATGGTGTGGGTAATTGGTTTCACAAAACATGCACTGAAGCAGACTCTGGCACAAATAATTTTAATTTAACAACCCTTATGTGGGATGTGCATCCAGATAGAGATCAAGAATGGTACAAGAAAGAAACTAAAAACATGTCAAAGCGGCAGATTGCTCAAGAGCTTGAATGCAACTTCAACACATCTGGTGAAACTGTTATCGATCCCGAATGCATGGAGTGGATGTTGTCAACTATCAAAGAGCCAAAATACAGAACAGGCTTTGACAGAAATTTTTGGATTTTTGAAGAATTCGATCCAACATGTAATTATTTGCTAGTAGCTGATGTTTCAAGGGGCGATGGTGCTGATTACTCAACGTTTCATATTGTCAAGCTTGAGACACTTGAAGTTATTGGAGAGTATCAAGGGAAGCCGACATTGGATATGTTTGCAAATATGCTCAATAGTGTGGGTAGAGAATTTGGCGGTTGTATGCTTGTGGTAGAAAATAACAACATTGGGTACTCGGTTCTAGATAAACTCATCTCAGAGTATCAATATCCAAATGTATACCACTCAGTTAAATCTACACACGAATATATTGAGCAACATCAAGCCGAACTAAGAACATCAGCGGTGCCTGGTTTTACCACTTCTATGAAGACTCGTCCTCTCATCGTAGCCAAATTAGAGGAGTTTATTAGAAACAAACTAATTACCATATATTCTTCTCGCACAACTAATGAGATGAAGACTTTTATTTGGAGGAATGGTAAGCCACAAGCAATGAAAGGCTACAATGATGATTTAATTATGGCACTTGCCATTGCGTGCTGGGTAAGAGACACTGCACTGCAGGCAAATGCAAGAGATTTGAATTATCAAAAAGCTTTTGTAAGTGCAATCTATACCACAAGAACAACTATGAACACCCAAATCAAAGGCCAGCATGGCTACAAAACTAATGAAATTTTTGATAAAATGACTGAAGCTGAAAAATTATACAATCAGTATAAATGGATTATAAAGTGAGAATATAAATGGCCCCAAGAAACCCAAAACAAGGAAGAAACCCTGCGAATAGACAATCAGAACTTTTCAAAAGACTAACGCGATTGTTTTCTGGACCAATTGTCAACTATCGTTCGCAGACTGGGCGCCGTATTAGAAGGCAGCATTTAGATAAGTTTGCATCACGATTCAAGTCTGCCTCTGGCCAGCAGTTTAAAAAGTCTCTTTATAGCCCGCTTGACCAAATATCTACAAATGCAATTGCAAATCAACGCAGAGCGGAACGATATGTTGATTTTGATCAAATGGAATACATGCCAGAGATTGCATCTTCAATGGATATTTATGCAGACGAAATGACAACTTATTCAAGCTTGCGCCCTATGTTAAACATTAATTGTTCAAACGAGGAAATCAAAGCTGTTCTTGGAATCTTGTATGAAAATATTTTAAATGTTCAATATAATCTTTTTGGTTGGGCCCGCACCATGTGCAAGTATGGAGATTTCTTTTTATATATGGACATCGATGAGAAGTTTGGCGTTAAGGCAGTTATTCCTCTACCTCCTACAGAAATTGAAAGACTTGAGGGAATGGATTCTACTAATCCAAATTATGTGCAGTTCCAATGGAACTCAGCCGGCATGACTCTTGAAAATTGGCAGGTTGCACATTTCAGAATTCTTGGTCACGATAAATATGCACCATATGGAACTTCTATTCTAGAGCCTGCTCGTCGTATCTGGCGCCAACTTACATTAATGGAAGATGCGATGATGGCATACCGAGTCATTAGATCGTCGGAAAGAAGACTTTTTAAAATTGATGTTGGTGCAGTGCCTCCACAAGAAGTTGAACAATACATGCAAAAAATTGTAACTCAACTAAAAAGACACTCAGTGGTGGACTCCTCAACTGGCCGTGTTGACTTGCGATATAATCCAATGAGTATTGAGGAAGATTATTATATTCCTGTTCGTGCTGGCTCCGCAACGGATGTCACCAATCTTGCCGGTGGTACAAATACAACAGCCATTGACGATATTAAATATCTTCGCGATAAATTATTTTCAGCTTTAAAAATTCCGCAATCCTACCTGACCATGGGCGAAGGCGGTGAAGAAGATAAAACAACCTTAGCTCAAAAAGACGTTAGATTTGCAAGAACAATTCAAAGACTACAAAGAGTAATTGTTTCTGAGCTTGAAAAAGTTGGAATTATTCACCTTTACACACTAGGATTTAGGGGCGATGACTTACTATCATTTAGTTTAGCGCTTAACAATCCATCAAAAATTGCAGAGCTACAAGAAATTGAACACTGGAAAGCAAAGTTTGATATCGCCGGATCAGCCACAGAAGGATATTTTTCTCGACGCTGGGTTGCAGAAAATATTTTTGGCATGTCGCATGAGGAATTTGTTCGTAATCAGAGAGAAATGTATTACGATCGCAAGCAAGATGCTGCTCTTCAAGCTGTTGCTGAAGCCGCCGCCGCCGGAGAAGGCGGCGGATTAGGTGGAGATATGGGTGGCGACCTCGGTGGAGATATGGGTGGTGACCTTGGTGGTGATCTTGGCGGAGAAGAAATGCCAGCTGGTGACGCCGAAGGCGGCCTTGGAGACCTTGGTGGCGATGAGGGCGGAGGCGAAGAAGAGCCCGCCGGTGACGATTCCCCGCTTTTAGCAGTTCCTCCTGGCTCTAGAGACGCCCCCAGGACATATGGCAGGGGCGAAAAATATCACCCTGTTAAGTCCGATAAAAGAGGAGCAGGTGCCAGAACACGTTCGTATGCTTCAAAATATTCAAAAGAAAAAAGTAGCGCTGCCCTAAGAAATATAATTCCAGGGATGGGTGATATGGGCACTATTGCAAAGATGGGCGGCATAGGTTCTGGTATTTATGAACAAGAAGAACCTATTTATATTTTGAAAGAGCAAGCAGAAGAGGAAAATCTTTTCAAGATTAACAATTCAGTTCGCACCCTTTTAGAAGATCTTGAGAACAATAATAAAATATTAACGGAACAAAAAGATGAGAATAAGGCACAATAAAAAAAGAAACACAGCATTTGTTTATGAGGCATTGATTGTCGAAGCTACTATTGCAGTTATAAAAAATATGCCAGAAAAACAAAATGCAGCAGTAAATTTACTTAAAAAGCATTTTGGTAAAAATAGCGTTTTAAGAAAAGATCTAGAATGTTATCGTTCATTATACGAGTGTCAGAATATAGACAAGGAAACATCAAGAAGAATTATCAAAGAATCACAATTACAAAAAAAGCTTCTTGAGTCGGATAATCTTTTTGAATCACAAACATCTTTAGTTCACGATATAAATAAAAACCTAGGCTCATCAGTGTTTAACAATTTTGTTCCAAATTATAAAACATTAGCAACAATAGCTCAGCTTTTTTCTGATAATGTTTCTCCTAAAAATAAAATTATTTTAGAAAATCAAGTTATTAACAGCATGACTCAGGTTAGTGATGAGGCTGACGGTGCTAAGTTTGACAGCGTTGTATACAAAACATTTGCTTCTAAATTTAATGATAAGTACAATAACACGCTTTTGCCCGAACAAAAAGAATTGCTTACGTATTATGTTTCATCGTTTACTGATAATGCTCTTACATTGAAGACTTTTCTCAACGAAGAAATTTCAAGATTGAAAACACTTTTAGCAGATGCAAATAAAATTGAAGAAATTAATTCAGATGATAAAATGCTAGAGAAAACCAATTCTATTGTTGAAAAACTTGATGGATTTTCAAAACAGCCTATTAGCGATTCGCTTTTGCTTAGCGTACTAAAAACACAATCTTTAGTAAAGGAAATTTATTCTGATGGCGATAGTAATTAAGATAGGCCCAGGGGCTAATGATGCTAAAGTCCGTCTTGAGATGGACATTCGTAAAAGCATGAATGGTGATTTAATGATTTTCGATCACGGCGACATTGATATTGTTTTGTCAACAGCAAAAAATAAAGTTATAGCCTTTCCAAAAGATACAATGAATGATTTGGTTTATGGTGCACAAAATCGTCTTTTTGCGCATTTACGCAAAAAAGGACTTGTGATTCCTGAGTCAATTCAAGCGGGCTCATTTTATGGCTCATTTGAAGCCACCATGGAACAAGCATCCGAAGAAGATCTAAGCACGCCTAAAATGGCTTTGATCAATATATCAAAATTTATTGACGATGAGCGTCCATATTTTGAATCTACAGAAGCAATTGTATCGTTGGCAGACGATGAGCTTGCGCATCCTGACAAAGAGGGCTCAACTGAGCTTGGAGAAGTTCCTCATAAAGCTCAACAAGGCTCAATCAGGAAAGGATATGTTCGCGATCCATATTCGTTAAACTATCTATATACATTTGAGTGAAAAATGGAACTATTAACATTTATACTTTGTGCCTACGGGCTTACTCAGATTCTCGTTTACGGCAAAATCTTTTCCAAGATTAGGCCAAAACAAGGTAAACTTGGAGAATTAGCTAATTGTCCTATGTGTATGGGTTTTCATGTTGGCTGGCTATTAATGCTACTTTCTCCATTTACAGAACTATTTAGTTTTGATGTGACTGTGTTTAATTTCTTTCTTTTGGGAGGTATTTCTTCAGGCACATCATATATTTTAACAATGCTCTTCGGAGATGATGGAGTGAAACATGAACACAAGTTGGACTAGTAAATGGATGTTGCAGCCGGTTCGTCGCTGCTGTAAAGGATCGTGACAATGGGTAAGAAGCTGTTAAGAGAGTATTATGAACTCTGCGAGGGTGGAGTGTGCCAAGACCTACTGACCGAAGAAGAGAAAAGGTATGTAGCAAATGGTGGCCTGATCCTTACCGGTAAGCTGCAAGAGGCTGACGTTCAAAACGGAAATGGAAGAGTTTACCCGCATCGTGTGTTAATGCGCGAGATGAAAAACTATCAAAAGCTTGTGCAAGAACGCCGCGCCCTAGGAGAATTAGATCACCCGGAAGACTCGGTGATTAACCTTAAGAATGCATCTCACCTCGTCACTGAAGTGTGGTGGGACCAGAAAAACGTGATGGGAAAAGTCAAAGTATTGGATACTCCTTCAGGTCAAGTGTTGAAGAGTTTAGTAAACTCTGGAGTTAAATTAGGCATTTCTTCTCGCGGAATGGGTTCGGTGCAGGAGAGCGCTGGCCAGACAATTGTTGAGGATGATTTTCAATTAATTTGTTTTGATTTTGTATCAGAGCCATCTACACCAAACGCTTTTATGATGCAAGAGGCCAAAGATTATAATAACAATATATTTACTAAAGCAGATCGTATAAATCGATTACTAAATGAGGTTTTAGACGATGAATGACTGGAGCAGCTTTGAGCAAGATAAACTTCTCAATGATGCTTGGAAGAAATACTTGTCTGAAAACAATGCAGCAGATTCTGAGCTTGAAGAGGGTCGCTTTGTCGATACCGTAAAGGGCGCTTTTAAAAAAATAGGCCAAGCCGGCCCCGAAGCTACAAAAAAGAGAATCGCACAACAAGGCGCCGCTGCTAAAAAAGCAGGCAGAAGCCTAGCACGCACCGCAGATCAATTAAAGGGCCAAGCTAAAGCCCCTGCTGATGCTGAAGAATCTCCACCGGAGCTAACTCCCAAGCCTACCGCCTCTAGTGCAGATGACGAAACAGCAGCCGGCTCAGCACAGCAGGCCAGCCAGATTCCTAAAGAAACACCGCTTTCAATAACTAAAAAACAAAAGGGCGTTAAAGCTGGTTCCGGCGGTCAAACAGAAATGCCACTAGTAATGCAGCTGCAGAAGATGGGGCTTTCTCAACAAACTTCCCAACAGATTGCAAAACGCCTTGGACAATATTTGCAGCAAAGAAAACTAGCTGTTGCTGAAGCTATCGACATCATTAAAGAAGCTTTAGAGGCAGAAAAACTTTTGATAGAAAAAAGAATTAAAGTTTCTGACAAGCAACGAGAAACGCTAAAGGCAGCCGCTGAGCAGGCCGGCATATCTCCTGGAGAAGTCAAAAGAGTCAAAAAAATTAAGGGTCTTCGCGGAAAATCAACTTTAATTGCCGTTAACAAAGCCGGCGATGTGGAGATTTACACACCTGATTCGGCCGATGAAGCTCAACAGCATGCTGCAGCAGGACAAGCAGATACAGCTCCTGCCGCGGATGAGGAGCCAGATTTTCCTTTTCGTCAAGATCTTGTCAGGGGAGTGCGCTACAGGTCTTCTGATGAGCCCGACGAGCCCGCCGCTGAAGAGCCCGCCGCTGATGAGCCTGCCGCTAAAGAGTATGATACGTCAACAACAATTAAAAATGTCAAAGGAAGCGTTCGTAGTCATTTAATGAAATTAATACGCTCCAAAGAGGAAACTAAAAAGAAAGGCAGTCAATATGCCCTAGGATTGCAGCAAGTGGCTAAGTCTGGAAATCCTAGCAAGATGCTTGGATTTTTATCTACACGTTATACTGGCTGGGGCGGAGCTGAAGGATTAAAAGATTTGTCCGATGATGATGTAAAAGATTTAATGTCATGGGCTCTTAAAGATGATGTGGTTCGTAAGTATGCCAAATTAGGATATGAATACAGACAAGGAAAAGCTCAAGAAAAAGCTAAAGCCAGGGGCGATATAAGGTCGGTCGGCGCCGATAAAAGCCCAGTAGGGAAGATTATATCAAGATTTGTTTCAGACAATCAAGCACTGGTAGCTAAAGATCCTAAACTAAAAGCAATCTTCAGCGATCCAACAGCCTTCAACAAATTTCAAAAAAGCGTCAAAACAGGATTAGCAAGACAATTGAAACGTAGAGGTTATAATCCTGAAGAATTTGGAAATATTTTAGAGAGCGTTCTTAATGATTCGCTCAACGAGAGTAAAAATGAAAAAAAATGATTTAAAAGCATTAATAAAGCCGTTAGTAAAAGAGTGTATTCATGAAGTTCTTTTAGAAGACGGCTTGTTGTCTAATGTTGTTACTGAAGTAGCTAAAGGCATGCAGGGAAGTGTAATTACTGAATCTAAACAAAGAGATGAATTACGCGTACCTAGAGAAACAAAAGTTAAAAACGACAGAAGAAAAATTAATGAACATCGCGCAAAACTTATGAAATCAATCAACTCAGATGCTTACAACGGAATTGATTTGTTTGAAGGAACAGAGCCGATGAATGGCTACGAATCTTCAGAACCAAAAGCAGGCTCTGTAGACCTTGGCAATCCAAGAGATTCCGGTGTTGATATAAGTTCTTTAATTGGCGGTGCTGGTAAAATTTGGGATGCGATGAAATAATATGAGTAATAAAATTAATGTGTGTGTGACAGCACGAGAATGTCGCAACAATAACGAAAGAATGATTAGAAAGTTCAATAAAAAAGTCAAAAAAGAAAAGATTATCGAACAAGTAAAAGACAGGCGCAGATACAAAAAGCCGTCTGTAAAAAAGAAAGAAAAACGAATCAGAGCCCAGCGCGCACGTCAGCGCGAGGCTATAAAAAGACAAAGAGCGATAGAAAGACGCAATAGAAGAAATAAGTGACTATTTATATTGAATACGCTTTATTAGGAGTTTTATAATGGGAGCAAAATCTTGGAACATATCACCGGGCTTACAAAACGTTGGGTCTTTTCAGGTCAGCGGCGCACCATACGCCACCGCATCTGTAGTGGTACCGGCCAGTGCTAGCCTAAGCGGAGACGATGAAGGATCTGCCGCAGCAACAATGTGCATACGATTTCCATATGTAACAAAATGGTTTGAAATTAGAGTTTCCGGCGCACTTGAGCCAGAGGCTAGAGCAATTCGCGTTGGATTTAGTGCAGAAGGCTTATCAGACCCGATTGTAAATAGCGGTGTAAAGATAAGAGGAGGTAATTATTTTACAATTCCTGTTGATCATAGTGCTTCACATGTCGCTCATCATTATGAATTAAAAGTTAGCGAACTACATTTAATGTCAAATCATACAACTGCCTTTAAGGCAGATATTGTGGCTGGTCTAACAAATATTGCTGTTGGTAGAACGGAGGGCGCCGATGGACCTAACTGGTCAGGCTCTGTGGGTGTAAGCGGGCAAGCATTATAGTAGGAGACTGATCATGGCTAAGTTTGGGTGGGCATATATTGATTGCAACTCTGCGGAGTCGGGCTCTGAAGGTCCTAATGGCTCTCTGCAATTTTCATACGATGATACTGGGCGTACAACAGGCTCTGCATATCTAACATTTTTTACTGCGTCAGGTGTTCAATCATACCTTCCAAACTCTTTAATTTTATCTGGTAATATGTATGTAACTGGCACCATCAGCGCCAGCACATTTCACACTAAAGATATAACAACTATCGACGCCACCGGTTCGACGACATTTGGCGATGATGATAGTGATATACATATGCGCACCGGAAGCTTAGTCGTTGAAAATGACGCAGCTGATATTATATTAAGTGCTAGCACGGTTTATCAAACAACATTTGTTAGAGGTTTTGCTGGAAGATATGTAAAAGTAACTGACACTTCATATAATGCAAAGTTTTATGACTATATCATAGGGGTTAGCGGAAGCGGAAATGTTACAATAAATCTTCCAAGCGGCTCGTTAGCGGGTACTGGTTCTCTTATGATCATTAAAGATGAGTATCTTAATCGTGATGAGACAACAGGCGCCAGAATTTATATTTCTGCCTCAATACCCGCAGGAAGATTTACCATAGATGCAGAGCCGTATTATGTTCTTTCAGGAACGATGCCAGCGGTCAACCTATATACTGATGGAGTTAATTGGTTCGTATTCTAAGAGGTACTGCGTCTTATGGCATATAACATGTTATCAGGCAACGTGATTGCCGCAGAAAATTACATAGCTGGTGATGCATTAGCCAGCGGTAGATATGTTATATCAGGCAACCTTAGCACCTCTGATGCTGGAGCAATCAAAAATGTTGCAAGGGTTTCAAATCCTGTTAACAACGGATTAATAACTAATGTTGGTGGTGATGCTAATAATATCACTTGCGAATCAAATTTAAAGTTTGATGGCGATAGCCTGGTAGTAACGGGAGACCTTAGCGCTAGTGTAGGAATCTCGTCATCATATTTCGAAGGCGATGGTAGCAGACTAACCGGAATTAAACTTGAGGTCAACCCAATTGGAAATGCAAATGGCAATTTAGAGGTTGGTTTTAACTATGGAACAACCGCCTTCGATGCGCCTAGAATATGGACCACTCCTGCAGGCCCTACGATTGGAGATGTCGTAAGAATTAAAGCACCAGATGGGGTCAGCAACGTGAATACGCTAACCATTCAGGGCTATCATAACAACACAATTGACGGCACAGGATCGGTCATAGTAGAGTCGCCTTATGCAGCCATAGCGCTGTGTTATGTTTCAACGGGATCGTACAGATTATTTTAGTTTTATATACTTTGTTTACAAAATATTAAAAACTATGATCGGGTCAAAAAAAATCAAAATTAGACGCTCCGTATAACACTATTTATTGTTGGGTGTGGTTTATGGCCTTACCTAAATTTGGATAGGTGTATCTGCATTTGTCCAAAAGACACAATAAAACAAAATGGAGGGTTTTTATTAATGTCATACAAATTTCAATTAGGACCTGCTCGTTTGAGTGGCTCCTTAGTTCAAGAAGGTGATGTCGATCTTGCTGGTGGAATGAAAATTTCAGGTTCACTGGTTTTAGGTTCGGACAGAGCTTTACAAAACTTGGCATCCGTATCTGCTTCTGCAGGCATCAGTGGTTTCACTGGTACTTTCGAAGGTGGCCTCACAGTTGGTGATTCACAAGTCATTGATGAAGATAGAGGTCTTAAGAACATTGCTTCTTTAGATGCTACATCTGAAGCAACAATCGAGGCTGCAATCGATACTCTTGCTAATCTTTCAAGCATGGGTGCTGCTGATGCTGAGCTTGAAGCTCTTGGTTCACTTGACGTTGCTCAAGGTCTTAAGATTGCTAATACTTCAGTTATCTCTCAAGCTCGCGCAATAAGCAACGTTACTAGTATTGATGGTTCAGGCGATCTTACTATGGGCTCAATCACAATGGCTGAGTTCTCTGTGGATTCAAGTGGTAACACAGATATCGATGGTACTTTAAACGTTGAAGGTGTTCCTACCTTTCAAGCCCAATCGGTTCACTCGGCTGGTGGTACGTTTAACTCTGCTGGTCTCGCTGCTTGTGGTGCTATTGCTGGCGCAACATCCATCGATGGCTCTGGTGACCTTACAATGGGCACAATCACAATGACTGGATTCTCAGTTGACGCTGATGGTGATACTGTTGTTAAAACCGTTTCTGGTTCTGGCGGCTTGTCTGGACTTAGTTTAACTGTCGGTGGAGCTGGTAACAGAGGATTTGATGAGGATGGCCAGGTTAGCGTTAATCAAGTTAACGTGAACTCTGGTGGAATCGTAAATGCTGGTTCTATCGCAGGTGCAACCACAATCTCTGGTTCTGGTGCACTTTCAGCATTCTCTGCTACTTTTGAAGGCGGCCTTACAGTTGGTGACTCACAAGTCATTGATGAAGATAGAGGTCTTAAGAACATCGCTTCAATTGACGCAGCAACTGAAGCTGTCATCGAAGCTTCTATTGATACTCTCGCTAACTTAGCTAGCATGGGTACAAGCGGCCAAGAGCTTGAAGCACTTGGTTCACTTGATGTAGCTGAAGGTCTTAAGATCGCCAACACTGCAGTTATCTCTGCTGCTCGCGCAGTAAGTAATGTTACTAGTATCGATGGTTCTGGTGACCTTACCATGGGCACAATCACGATGACTGGTTTCTCAGTTGATGCTGATGGTGATGTTCAGGTGAAAACACTTGACGTTAACTCTGGTGGAATTACTGAAGCCGGCGCCATCGCTGGTGCAACCACTATTTCTGGTTCTGGTCGCGCGCAAGCGTTCGACGTAGTTGCAGAAGGCGGTTTCCTCGTTGGTGGTAACAAAGTTATCGATGAAGACAGAAAGCTTACTGTTCTTAGTAGCTCCGTGTCAACTTTTTATGGTTCTGGCAATGCTCAATTTGCTAGCGGCGTAAGAGTTGAGGGTGCTGCACTTTTCGATGGTGCGGTTACTCTTGGTAACGCAACTGGTGATGATCTTACCTTAACTGGTCGTGTCGCCTCTGCTATCGTTCCGAAAGCAGATAGCACTCACAACTTGGGTAGCGACTCACTTCGTTGGGATACCATTTACGTTGACAATATCGTTGGCGCAAACATCGTAAAAGATGTTGAAGCAAGAGCAGGTGGTCAAACTATCTCCGCTGGTACAGAGTTCGCTCTTATTACAGCTGGTGATGGTGTAACCGTCACCTTGCCAGCAGCCTCTGCTGGTAAGTGCTTGCATGTTAAGCTTTCATCATCAATTGGTGATGTTATTCTTGCTGCAGCTGCTGGTGACTTGGTTGAAGCACAAGCATCAATCCGTCTTGAATCCACTGGTTCAGCGGTTAACCTTGTTGCTTATGATGCAATGACTTGGTTCATCGTCTGATATCTAATTGCTAGATATTTGAACTTAACAAATTTTGGGTGCCTCCTTAACGGGAGGCATCCTTTTTTGTTTGAGACAAAAGAAATTAAATATCTACTTATAGAATAGAGAGGATTAATAATGGCATACAATGTTTTAAAGGGTAATGTTTCAGGATCAGTAGATCAACATGGTAATCAAGAAATAGACGGAATTAAGACGTTTCTTAACGTGGTTAGCGCAAGCATGTTTTACGACACGGATGCACAAAGTCCATGTGCTACGGAAAACAATGTGGCTATTAAAACATTAAAAGCCGATACTCAACATGGCGTTTTAACATACGAAGGTGATGGCGTTGCTAAAAGCCACTACAATCTATCTTTTGACGGCATCACGCTTAGGACCGATAAAGCGATAATCAATTCACTAAGTGGTGATGGTTCTGGCCTGTTAAACGTGCCGGCACAATATTTGTCTGGAAAGCTCTTAGCAAAAAGTATTAATGTTGGAAACGGCTTAGAGGATCATCGAGATTTATTAAAAGTTAAAACCAATGAAGGCTTGCACGCTGATGAAGAAGGTTTATCGTTAAACTTGTTACCGAATGGCGGGCTATCAATTAAAAATAATAAACTCTCAGTTGATTGCGATAATACCCAAGATATCAAAGAGGCTGGTCAAAATATTAGCGACCCAGACTTACTTTTGATGTACGACTCATCTCGCGGTGAAATAAGACACAGCACTTTAAAAAATTTATACGATGGATATTTGATTTCAAAAGTTCCACAAGCCGATGGGCAAAAAAATAGTGTTCAATATAAAGGAAATAAATACTTTGAAGGCGATGAAAATTTTACTTACGAGCCTAGTAGTAAAACTCTGCAAGTAAAAGGTGTTATCAAAAGCTTGTCCCACCAATCAACAAGAAAATTAGAAGCCAATGGACAATTTCATGCTAATGGTGCTGTCTATGCTGGAATAAAAAAAGTCTCAACAAAAGAGTACGAAATACAAGACACGGATAACACAATATTGTTTGACACCAGCGACACTAAAATTACAGCATTGCTTCCACCGGCAAGAGAATGCCCTGGTCGAGTGATTATTACGAAAAAAATCAACAAAGAAGACGACAAGTACAAAATACGAGGCACAAATTCACTAACGATAAAAACTGAGGGCGAGCTAATAGATTTTTCAACAGAAATTATTGTTAAATCAAGCTACTCTTGTAGAACGCTGCAATCTGACGGAAACAAATGGTGGATTATAAACAAGAGTGGCTCATAATATTGGCGTTTTGAAGCAAAAACCACTATTTATTTTGAATTAGTATTTTTTTTAGGAGTACCTGTATGTCTAATTTATTAAAGGAAGCGATTGTAGACGCTAAAGCACTAAGAGAAGCCGCACTTAAGAGTGCCGAAACAACAATTGTTGAAAAATATTCTGAAGAAGTTCGACAGACTTTGGAAAAGCTCTTAGAGCAGGATGATTTAGCTGCAGATCCTATGGCTGACACCGGAGAAGCCCAAGCGGAAGGAGAAGAGGTTGTTAAAGATCTCAATCTTGCAGCGACAGATGATTTGGATCCGTCCGATGGCTCAGGACTTAAAGATCTTCCATCAAGCGGCGAAGAAGTTGAGGTCACCGTTAGTCTTGATGCCCTTCAAGAGGCTGTTGCAGCTTTAGAAGCAGAGTTGGCCGAATCAGAAGAAATTGAAATTAATGAACAAGACATTGTTGACATGCTTTCCGAGGACGATGACGAAGAGGAGCTTGAAGAAGCTAAAGGTGAGAAGGGCGATGCCGATCCTCTTGATGGGGAGCGAGCAAAGTTTGATAAAGATCATGATGGCGTTCCAGACGGCGCCGACAAAGATAAAGATGACCCAGACATTAAAGAAGAGTCCCTCGACCTTGACAGCATTGTAGATGCCATCACCGAAAAGCTTGAAGTTGACATGGGTGCTGAGCTTACTGGCTGGGCTGGCGCATCACAAGAATATATGAAGCACGAAATGGAGCGCGAGATGGCCTCCCGTCGTAGCACAGATTTAGAAGAAGAATTAGAAGATTTGAAAAAAGCTCAAGAAGAGTTGGTTTTTGAAAATAGCCAACTTAATGAGAGTTTAACGCAATATAAGCAAGCAACAACAGAGCTTAAAGAAAGTTTACAAAATGTAAATCTTTCTAACGCTCGCTTGCTTTATACGAACCGAGTGTTGAGAAATACCTCCTTAAATGAGCGACAAAAAGAAACAATTGTCGAAGCTATTTCCAAAGCAGGTTCAGTTACAGAAGCAAGAACAATTTTTGATACGCTTCAAAGCACAGCGCAAGCCGCACCTAAGCGCGGCCCACAATCGTTGAGCGAAGCAATTAATCGTCGTTCTGGTTCCTCTGTAATTCGAGCTTCTCGCCATGAGAAGACAACCTCTGATCCTCTTGCCGAGAGGATGAAGAGACTAGCTGGAATAAAATAAAAAAAATCATTATATAAGGAGGTGATTAAAAATGGCTGGTATTATTGATAGATTAACAGAAGGTATTGTTAATCGTGATATGCGTGCAGAAGGTCACGCATTACTAGAAAAGTGGCAGCGCACCGGACTCTTGGAAGGTCTCGGTGATTCACGCGCCCAACACGGAATGGCTCGTTTGCTTGAGAATCAGGCGAAGGAACTTCTTCGTGAGGCTAGCACAATGTCCGGTGGAGATGTCGAAGGTTTCGCAGCCGTCGCATTCCCAATCGTTCGTCGTGTTTTTGCCGGTTTGATCGCAAACGATCTCGTTAGCGTTCAGCCCATGAGTCTCCCAAGTGGACTCATCTTCTTCCTTGACTTCACAACATCCACAGATGGACCTGGACTTCCTCGTTTGGGATATGGTTCAGATGAGGAATCACTTTATGGTGGTCAGGTTGTAGGCTCCAAGCTTACCGGTGGTGTGGATCTTTCTGGTGATGGCGCCGAAGAGGGTCCTTACGGACTCAACAACGGCTACGCTTCTCCAACAAGCTCCGCAGTTATTGCTAATGGAACTGGAACATCTTTCGTTCTTATTGCAACTGGTGTTGCTGGACAGGCCCCTGGTACAACCAATGGTCAGGTCTCTTGGGACGCTGAAACTCAGGCTAAAATTGATACATTGACATCATACGATCCAGATCTTTCTGGTTCTCTTGTTGCAATTGTTGAGTTTACTGGTTCTAGCGATCTTAAGCAGCTTAACACTGAGAACTTAGTTGCAATTCAGTTCTTGAGCAGTGCGTTTGGTGATAACTTTTCAAACAACGTAAAACTTGTTCGTCGCTTGAGCCGTGTCGCTTCAGGCTCCAAGACTCAGGATCCAAGCAACGGAGCAGCTCAGGGCGAGGGCGGATACAAGGCTACTCTTGTTTTCACTCAGAAGTCCGGTTCTGTTACCATGCATGGTGATGCGGAAGCGAACGGCGCCGCTGGTGCTGCTAATGGTGTTGGTCTCGTGGGCCATGTCACCGGTGCTCTCATGTCCCTTACATTCCCAATTGATGATCAGTTCAATTCATCCAATGCTCTTGGATCTGTCATCGGTGCTACGGAGTGGGGACTTGAAAACAATGCCAACATTCCTGAGATCGACATCAAGGTCGACAGCATTGCTGTTACCGCGATGACGAAGAAACTCAAGGCTAAGTGGACTCCAGAGTTAGGTCAAGACCTTAACGCTTACCACAACCTTGATGCGGAAGTTGAGCTTACAAGCATCCTCTCTGAGCAGATTGCTCTTGAGATTGATCGCGAAATCATTGGCGATCTTATCCGTGGCGCTACCGCTGCCACATATTACTGGAGCCGTGCTCCCGGTCTCTTTGTGAACCGCGAGTCTGGTGTTGAACTCGGTGCTAGCTCTGCTGCTCCCGATTTCACCGGTACAGTTAGTGAGTGGTACGAGACACTTGTTGAGACAATCAACGATGTTTCTGCTCAGATCCACAGAAAGACTCTTCGTGGTGGTGCTAACTTCGTCGTCTGCGGACCTGAAGTTGCAAACATCCTTGAGTTCACTGCTGGATTCCGTGCCTCCGTCACAGCTGATGATGAGAAGGGTTCCATTGGAGCTGTTCGCGTCGGAAGCCTTTCCAAGAAGTTCGACGTGGTTGTAGACCCCTACTTCCCACGTTCAGTCGTCCTTGTTGGTCGTCGTGGTGGAAGCTTCCTTGAGAGTGGATATGTATACGCACCTTATGTGCCACTACA